AAACCATCATGGATTTTAATTGTAATAAACTCATTTTGAGTTACTTTACAACCAATTTCTTGAAGTATAAATAATGATCTTTCTGGAACTTTCATTGCAGGAATGTCGGTATTAAACTTATAAATCATACCTAATTTATCAACATGCCATTGTGAATCATTTGGTTGGTAGTACTCGCCTTCTTGTTGACCCATCTTGCCTAAATCATGGAATAAAGCGGCGAAATGCATTTCTTCAACAGTATATGTGGATATATCACCTCCCATTGCTTTCCACGTTTTATATAATTGATTTGCACAATCATACACACGCAAAACATGGTCTGTATAACCACCTGCAAATGCTGAATGGTGCCAATTTTTACTTGAAGCAGGCATCATCATCA